CTGGCGCGCCCTCGTGCGCGGTAAACGACGGGATGAGCATCTCGGCGCGCTCCTGGCGCGTCACGCGACACCGCGGCGTTGATTGCACGCGTCGTGATCGACGCACCGGAGCCCGTACTCGAACCGGCCATCGAGCTGGTACACGCCCATGCGGACGGGCCCCTCGAACCCGCATAGCGCGCACGTCTCGTATCGCGTCGGCGCCATCGATCCGGCGTGGATGATCGACGGCCGGGCCCGCGGGGGATCGAGCTCCGGCGGGGGAGCGGCGAGCACGGGCGCCGCCGGCGCCGCGATGAGCACGAGCTGTCCGGGCGCCGCGGCGCGCATCCGCGCCACGCCGCGCCGATCGAGCGGCCGCGTGCGCCAGAACCGCACGGCAAACGTGAACCGCACGAACCCGTCGCGCCCAAGCGCCGTCTGCACCGCAATGATCCCGAGCGCGACGAGCCGGCGGATCGCGCGATGCGCCGTGCCAGGAGAGCGCCCGAACGCGCGCATCGCCGGCGCGCGATGCCACGTCCTCGAGGGATGCCGAACCGAGCGCCGGAGCTCGCCGAGCGCGTGCGCCTGGCCCGAGCCGAGCTCCGCATAGATCCGCGTCCCCGGCGCGTATACCGCCGTCATCGCGGACGCCAGCCGGCGCGGATCCGGCACGCGTGGGAATAGCTGATCCCGTGCTCGAGCACGGCGCCCCACACGTTGCCGCCATCCCGGCGGATCGTCTGCGCGATGCGCTCCGCTCGGAACGCTCGAGCCGGCGCTACGGGCCCGTGGAGCTCGAGATAGCGCGCCGCGGTGTGCGTGAGCCGCCCGCCGGCGCCGATCGGAGAGCGATCAACTTCCGATAAGGGAAGCACCGGTTCGCACGTGCGCGGGTTATGTCGCGCGGCGTTGCCAGGAGAGAACATCGGGAGCGGTATCCTCGTGCGGGTTTCGTCACCCGTTGATCCTAGCGCCGAGAACGGTATCCCGGCGCCGCGGATCCACGAGAGCCGGCTCTCTGCAAGGAGACGCCGGCTCTTGTGTGTCTCGGGCCCAGATATGCGAGACGGCGCGAATGTTCGCACCCCTAGTACGGGCGAACGATTCAGAACAAAACGACGTACTACGGGTGCGAACATTCCCCGCCGGGCTCGAGCCGTGGCCCTCCCCGGCTCGGGCTCGGGATCCCCCTCGAGGATCGTCCACGCGCCCGAGATTCGGCCGGAGCCCGAAGCGGGCCCCCGGTGCGGTGTCTACAGCCCCGGAGCCCGATCCGCGATGAACGCGACGGATAGCGCGAGCACGCCCCACGCGAGCAGATCGGCGCCGCGCGTCTGCACGAGCACGACGCCGGCCAGGAGCGCCGCCAGGAGCGCGAGCACGAGCACGAGCACGAGCTCGCTCACGCCGGCACGAGCTCCGCATCGAAGCGGCGCGAGCGCTCGACGGCCACGAGCGGCACGTCTGCCGGCACGAGGTACGTCACGAGCTCCACGGCCCATCCATCGGGATCCACGCTCACCACGGCGCCCACGGCGCGCGCGTACGCCTCGAATGGCGGTTGATCGAATTCGAGATGTACCTGCTGCATCGGAGTGACGGCCAGGAGCGAGCGGAGCTCGGCGCCCGATGCCGGCCAGATCCGCAAGGGCACGGCCTCGAGCCGCGGCTCGGCGCGATCGTCGAGTACCGCCGTCGCGTAGTTGTCCGGCGCCGTCGTGTTCGTGGATCCGAAGCGCCCGGATTGCGGGAGCGCGCGCGGGCTCGAATACGTGTGGACGCCGTGCCGGAGCATCGACGGCTCGCGATACCTCGAGTACGTGAGCCCGCCGCCGGTCGGGCCCGCCGCGGCCCAGACGAACGAAAGGAAGTTGATGATCCCCTCCGCGGACACGCGCCCGATGAACCCGAGCGGCACGGGCCCGGCGAGCCCGATCTCGAGCACGGGCCCATGCGGCGCCATCGCGTCCGTCGCGCGGATGACGAGATTCGTATCCATCCACAGCGAGTAGAGATACGCCTCGGCCGCGCCGGCGAGATGGCCCCAGATCGTCGGCCCGAAGAACGTCGCGCCCGTGCCGTAGCCGATGATCTGCACCGGCACCGTCGGCATCGACGCATCGACCGTCCACGGCACCGCCGGCACGCCGGCCGCGGTCGTCCGCGCGTTCACGAACGTGAGCAGGAGATCGGCCAGTTTCTTGAGCGTGTCGGCCGATGCCATGCTCGAGGATCCCGCCGGCGGGTTCGGGTACGAGTAGTTGCTCGCCCAGGAGATCCAATCGTTCGCGCGGATCCGGCCGGTGCTCTCGCCGAGCTCGTGCTCGACGCTATCGATCACGGCGGATTTGATGAGCGTCCGCGTGCCGTCGTCATGCGAGAGCCGGATCGGGAGCCCTGGCCGAATGAGCCCCGCATACGGGCTCGAGCCGTTCATCGGATCGAGCAGCCGATCGGGGTCGTAGAGCTCGAGCTCGAGCCCGCCGGGCTCCGCCCGTGCTCGTGCGGATCTCGATCACGGCATCGCCGGCGAGCCGCTCGAGCGTCACGAGATCCCGGCGATCGCGCGCCCCGTCCGCCGCGCGTGTGTCCGGAGCGCGTTCACAACGGCGCGCTCGATCGTCGCCGGATCCCCGGACACGTAGATCGTCACGTTGCCGCCGCCGCCGCCGCCCGAGCCGCCCGAGCGTGTGCTCGCCGACGGCTCGGATCCGCCCGATGCCATGAACGGGAGACTCGGGAGCTCGAACCCTTTGAGCGGATTGATCGAATCGAGGAACCGGCCCACGGCCGCGATCGCGTCGGAGAGCCATTTCACGAGATCGGTGAGCCATCCGACAACCGTCGTGAGCACCGTCGCGACGATCTTGAGCGCCTCGGCGAGCAGCTTCACGAGCGGAATGAGCACGGGCAGGATCGCGCCGAGCAGCTCGCCGAACGCCTCGAGCACGGGCGCGATCGCCGGCATGAGCTCATCCATGATCGGGAGGAACACCGCGCCGATCGTCTCGCCGAGCTCGTCGAACGCCTGGCCACCCTTCGCGGCCATCCCCTCGGAGCTCTCCGCGTAATCGTCCGCGGCGCCGGCCGAGAGCTTCGTCGCCGCCGTGAGCGTGTCGGCCGCGGTTGCCTGTTTCTCCATCCCCGGAAACAACTTGCGGAGCGCGGCGTCGTTGCCGGCGAGCGCCTTGCTCACCGCGTCCGATGCCTGCTCGAGCGGAACGCCGGCCTGGCGCGCGATGTCCATCGCTTGCGCGAGCGCGACGTTCGCACCTTCCGCGGATCCGGTGGCCGTGACGAGCGATTCGAGCCCGGCGCGCACCTCGGAATCGGAGAACGCCTTCGCGGCGCCGGCTGCGATCGCCTCGTCGATCTTGGTCGTGTAGTCGCCGACCGCGGCGCCGGTGTTCTCGTACGTCCGCGCGAGCGCCTCCTGCTCGGCGCGATCCTCGGCCGCGGCCATCGTCATGGAACCAATGGCGACGGCCACGCCCACCGCGGCCGCGCCCACGACGGCCACCTTCGCCGCCGTGCCGAGCATCGAGCCGCCGAAGTCTTCCGTCTTGCCCTTGGCGCCGTCGAGCTCGCTCGAGAGCTTGCTCGCGTCGCCGACGATCTCGACGAGCAGCGAGATCGACACCTAGCGCCGCCTCGGCCGCGGCGTTGCCTTGCGGGCCCGATCGTGCGCCCGGCCGTACGCGGCGCCTTGCGCGAGCGTGAGATCGCCGGCGCGCTCGACGATCGGCGCGCCCGAGAGCATCGCCGCGGCGACCTCCGCGTCCGCCTCCGCATCGACGAGCAGCTCGTCGTCCGGATCCGCCGGCGAGTACACGACGCGCCACGTCTGCGCGTCGTCCCACGTCGCCGCGCGATCGAGCCGGCGCTCGAGCTGCCACGCGATCGCGTAGAGCAGGATCGCGGCGCGCTCCTCGATCTCCGGCGTCGCGCCTGGCGCAATGCCCGCCTTGAGCGCCTCGACGAGCCCGGCTTGGGGCACGTGCGCGGCAACGGCCACGCGCGCGAGCTCGAGGTACGTCAGCCCGGAGATATCCACAGTCCGGAGCTCGACGCGGCGCGCCGGCGGATAGCTCACCGCTTCACCTCGAACCCGGCGCTCTTGCCGGCATCGGCGAGCGCGCTCTCGTAGCCCGCACCGATCGCCGGCGTCTGCTCCGTGAGCGTCCGCTCGGCCATGTGCGCGCCCATCATCGCGCGCGCCGGAACGCCGTACTCCACGGGCGCCGCGTAGAGCTGCACGTTCTCCACGCTCACCCGATCCGGGCCCGCCGCAACCGTCCACGAGCTCGCCAGGAGCCCGGAGCGGCGCGGCGTCGCGGCCGCAATCGCAGCTGCGAGCGCCCGGCCCGCGGCGTCATGCGGGCCCGTCATGTCGAGCGCTGCGGCCTTCACCGCGTCGAGCGCTGCGACGGCCTCGGGGATTCCGGAGACGTCGAGCCTGGCGTCCGTCACGCGGTGACGAGCTCGCCGGCGTCCTCGAGCTCCGCATCGGCCTCGAGCTCGACGGCCGGGAATGCCGCGGTCAGCTTCGTGGGCTTGCTCGAGCATGGGAGCGTGACATCGAGCTCCGCGTACTGGCCCGATTCGCCGCCGTAGCTCGGCGCCACGAGCCGCACTTGTCCGCTCATGCCCGGCTGCGTCGCGGTCGGGACCGTCGCGGATCCGTGCGCCTGGTACTGGAAGTCCGCGAGCGCGCCGTCGTTGTCCCAGAGGAACGCGGCGAGCCCGTCCGCGGCCCAGCGCTGCAACGCGACGATGTGGAGCGCATACGTCGTCTTGCCGATCGACGAGAACGATCCGGTGGAGCAGAGCGTCGAAACGCTCACCTCGTCGCCCGGCGTCGAGACGATCTCCGCGGTCGTGAGATCGCAGTTGTATTCGACGCGCGTCCCACCGGAGACGAGCTTGAGGGTGAGCTGCACGTCCTGCATGAACAACGGCGAGCCGGCCATCGGCGAATCCTCCCTATGCCACGAGCGCGAGCACGAACGTGCCCACGGAGATCGGTACGGCCACGTCGCCGACGAGCTGATCGCGCGGCTTGCTCCACGTCGGGAGCGAGCAGCCCGGAACCGTCCGGAGCGCGGTATCGACGCGATCGACGAGCTCGGCGAGCTGCTCGATCACGGCATCGGCATCGCCCACGCCGGCCACCGCCGTGAGCGTCCATCGCGATTCGCGGCGCGGCATCGCGAGCGGGATCGCCCACGGATCCGCGGGCTCGAGGATCACGACGGGAGCCGCGAACCGGCCCGACGTCCCCGAGCGGATGTCCGCGGCCGCGAGCGCCGCGAGGATCGCCGCCCGGCCCTCACCGATGCGGCTCACGCGATCCCGTACGTCGCGTACCGCGCCAGGATCGGACTCACGCTCTCGAGGTAGTCACGCGCGACGCGGATCGCGATCCCCTGCAGGTCCGTGTAGCCCGTGACGCCGAACGCCGCTTCGCGCCGCTTGTACGCCTCGGCGCCCGCGATCCGCGCGGCGAACCGGAGCTCCGCATAGAGCACCGGATCCGACCCGTCCGCGAGCTCGGCATCGGAGAGCCGGCGATCGACGCCGGCGCTCACCGCGGCCGCGCACAACGCGGCCCATTCGCTATCGCCGGCGCCCGGAGTCCCGACGCCGAGATGCGTCAGGATCTCCGGGCCCGTCGTCCATTCCATCGGGATGCTGCGGCGGGCTTGCCTACTTGCGCCGGCTCGAGCTCGCCGCGTCGGCCTCGGGATCGTCGCCGAGCACGAGCGTGCTCTTGACGATCGCCTTGGGGATCTGGATCACGGTTGCGCCCATCCCCCACACGGCCACGTTCTGCCCGAGCTTGGCGACGTCCTCGGCCGAGATCGGAAAGGGCCCGTCCTCGTGCCAGCCGGCCGCTTCGCTGTTCGTCACGAGGTGCGTGTTGCCGGTGAGGAACGGCGCGCGGACGATCGGGATCCCGGACACGTTGATGCGGAGCGATGCCGCGTCGGCCGTGCCCACGATGTTGTTCGTGCCGTACTGCTGCGCGTACAGCCCCGTCAGCCCGCCCAAGCGGAGGAACTCGGCCGGAGAGACGAGATCGATCGTCGCCGGCGCCCCGGTGTAGTCCTCGACGATCGCGCTCGCCGCGAACAGGAACGCGCGGACCTGGTCCGCCGTGGCCGTCGCCGTGAGCACGAGCGAGCTCGTCGCGCCGGCGGCGAGATCCGTCTCGAACTCGGCCTCCGTCTCCCGCGCGTACGCGTTGAGCAGGATCTTGATGTACGCCTCGCGATAGGCGGGCTTGCTCCGGCGGATGAGCTGATAGCTCACGTCGGAGCCGCCGGCGAACGTGTCGATCCCCGCGGTGCCCTTGAGGATCTTCACGAGCACGGAGTTGATCTCCGTCTTTTCCGCCGTCTGCTTCGCGATCACCGCGTTGAGATCGAGCGCCGGATCCACGTACGGCCAATCGATCTCCATCCCCGAATCGCCGAGACTCTTGGCACCGCCGAGCGCCTGGATCGCCGGCCGCGGCCGCTTGAGCAGCCCGACGATCTCCGTGAGCCACGCCGGCTGCATGACGCCGGGGTTGAGCGTCGTCGTCTGATCGACGAGCGCGCGCGCCAGGAGCGGCGCGGCGCCGGCATCCATGAACGCGGCGTCGGAGAACGCGACGAGCGAATCGAAGCGCCCGAGCGGCGACACGCCGGCGCCGGCGCCCGAGCCCGCCTCGAGCCGGACCATCCGATCGACGAGATCGCGGCGCACGTCCTCGATCCGCCCGAGCAGATCCGGATCGTTGCGCGTCATGCGCATCCCCGCCGGCACGGGATCCGGCGTGGGATCGGGAACGGGATCCGGCGTCGGATCCGGCACGGGCTCGGGCTTGCGCGTCTCGCTCATCGGTTCGATCTCCCCACTACGAACGGCCAGGACGCCGGCGCCCGCATAGGCGCCACGCTCGACGATCCCGACGCGGACCATCCGCGCGAGCTCGCGCTCGATCACACCGTCCGGGCCCTGGCGGCTCTTGACGGGCTCGAATACAACCGACGCGGCGCGGTACACGCCGTCCCGCGCGAGCTCGAGCAGCTCGTCTCCGGCGCGCGTCCGCGAGACGCGGAACGTGCCGTACTGCGCGTCCTGGCGATCCTCGAGCGCGATGCCGCGCCCGGCGAGCTGCACGCCGGGCTCGGAGCCGTGCGGCCCGATCGCCTCGAGCGTGACGTCCTCGGGCCTGGCGCCCCGGAACGCGCCGCGCCGGAACGTCTCGGGCCCGTCGCGCGTCTGGCCGATCACGCCCCACGGCACGATGCGGAGATCAATCGTCCGCTCGTCCTCGGAACGCACGCGGAGCTCCGCGTCGTGTGCGGCGGTTGAGAGCAGCTCGGTCATGCGGCGACACCTCCCGGCGCCGGCGTGGGCGCGTATTGCGCCGGGATCTGCTCGGCGATCGGAGTCGCGCGATCCCAGCCTTCCCAGCGATCGATCTGCTCGGTCGTGATGAACCCGGCGCGGAGCCCGATCTCCCACGCCTCAAAGCGCTCTTTCGTGCCGAGCCGCTCGAGCTCGGTCGTGGAGAACCGGACGGTTTGCGTGCTCGGCACGAGATCGGAGAGCCCGGCCTCGATCGCGTGATAGACCGGCTGCCCCGTCACCCGGAGGAACGTCATGAGCGCGTCCGCGATGTTCTGGTACGTGAGCGATGAGCCATCGATCACGGCGAGCAGGAGCTCGGCCGGGAAGATGCCGAGCACGCGCGCAACCTCGTGAACGCCGGCCTGGCGCGTCTCGAGGAGCTGCGACGTCTGCGGCGAGATCTGGCTCTCCTTGATCCCCCATCCCTTCGAGAGCACCGCCGGCGAGCGCGTGCGGTGATTGAGGATCCAGCGCTCCCGCGCGTCCTTCGCCTGGCTCTCGGTGAGCGTTTGGTCATACGTGAGCGTCACCGATGGCACCGAGCCCGTCTCGAACCATTCGGCCGCGAATAGCTCCGCGGTGAGCACGCGCCCGAGCGCTTCGGCGCCGGTGTCAATCGGGCTCCGGCCGAGCAGCTCGCCGGCCGGCCGGTCGATCGCGATATGCACGATGTCGCGCGGCGCGTGGAGCTCGCGCCCGGCCCACTGGTAGCGCCGGTGGAACTTGCTCCCGTCTGCCCAGGAGACATGC